GTTGGTCTCTAATTTGCCCGAAAACAGGAAATTTTTGCCGGGTGGTGATAATAGATGAGAGGTAGACCGAGAAAACCTACAGCGCAGAAAATTTTAGAGGGGAAACCTGGGCATCGGCCACTGCCAGAGAATGAACCTATGCCGGATCCCGTTAATCTTTTGCCTCATGCTCCAAAGGGGTTGAGATCGGAGTCGAGAAAATTTTGGCGGGAGGCTGGCGCCGACTTAATGCGATGTAAAACATTGAGCCGATTGGATGTTTTTGCGCTGGAGGAAATGGCCCGTATACATAGCATCAGGCAGGACTATATAGAATTAGCTGCTCAGCAGCGTAAAAAGAGTGGGGTAGAAGCTAACCCTAAGGCGATTCAACGGGAGATCAGATACTGCAATCATGAAATACTATTGTATATGCGGGAGTTTGGAATGACTCCGGCGTCCCGGGCGCGAGTACAGATGGTCAAAGGGGAGATTGAGGGGGATGAAATGGAGAAGCTGCTGGCGGAGAATAACAAGAAAGTGATTTCTATCGCGGGGTGAATGAATGTTTTGTCCGGAGTTGGCGGATCGGTATGTGAGATTCATTGAGCTTTTGAAATTATCGAGGGCGGAGTGGCGGGGTAAGCGAATGATTCTCCAACCGTGGCAGAAGGATCAATTGATTCGGCCATTGTTTGGGACTCTACGGGAGGATGGACTGAGGCAATATCGGGAATGCTATATTGAGTTGCCACGGAAGAACACGAAGTCCGAGACGGTGGCGGCTCTTGGGGTAGCAGTGTTGTTTTTGGATCAGGAACCGGCGGCGGAGAATTATATCGCGGCGACAACGCGAGAGCAGACTCGACATGTTTTTCTTGCGGCAAAATACATGATTCAATCTAATCCATCTCTTGCGAGTAAGTGCAAGATTATTGATTCTCAGAAGCGGATTATTCACGAACCAAGCGGGTCCTTCCTTCAGGGGATATCGGCGGACGAGGGAGGCCGGTGGGGCGACCATACCCATACGATTATCTGTGATGAGTTTCATGCGTGGAGGAATGAGGAATATTTCAATGCGATGAGAAGTTCTCAAGGTGCGAGGCGTCAACCGCTGTTGTTGATCATAACGACGGCGGGGTATGATCGGCATTCGTTGTGTTGGAAATATCATCAGAAAGCCGAATTGGCGCTGCAACACCCGGAGGACTTCCTGGATTTCCTTCCAGTTATTTATGGCCTTAAGGATAAAGAGGATTGGAAGGATGAATCGGTTTGGCATCGGGTGAATCCCATGTTGGGCATTTCGGTTAAGTTAGAGTTCCTCCGCAAGGAATTTCGAGAGGCGATTCAGAATCCGGCTTATGAGAATGTGTTTCGTCGGCTTTATCTGAATCAATGGACTGAGCAAGAGACGCGGGCATTCAGTATGGATACATGGGATGCTTGCGATTATGGGCCGATTGATCTGAATAGACTGAAATATAAAACCTGTTACGCCGGGCTGGACCTGGGTAGTGTTTCTGATTTGTCTGCTTTTGTTTTGTTATTCCCCCCGCAGGCGGGAATTGAGAAGTATATCATAGTTGCTTATTTCTGGATTCCTGATGAAGGGATGAGGGTACGGGTCCATCGGGACCAGGTTCCTTATGACCAATGGGTTGCTCAAGGATTGATTCAAACGACTCCTGGGAACGCGACGGATTATACTTTCATTCGCAAAATGATATCTGATTTGGCCGGGAAGTATAATCTGCGGGAGGTCGGGTATGATCGGCATGATGCTTTGCAGCTTGCTTCTGAATTGCAAATGAGCGGGATGAATATGATTCAGGTTCTTCAGAGTGCTGGAGGCATGGCGGGTCCGGTGGCGGATTTCATGAAGTTGTTATTGGGACATGAGTTTAGTCATGGGGGAAATCCGGTCCTGCGATGGATGGCGAGTAACACGGTGATGAGACAGGATTCGTACGGAAATCTCAGGCCGGACAAGGAAAAGAGCATGGAGAAGATTGACGGGATCACGGCGCTGTTGAATGCCGTTGATCGATGTATGAGGGTTCCTTCACTGGGAGAGCGCAGAAAGCTGAAGGTGATATGATGCAATGCAAGGATATTCCCACGTTGCCCATTCTGGAATTTATTGATGCACAAGATGCCTGGTGCAATTGGTTTCCTATTGATTTAGGAGGATCGGATAATTTGCGAACGGTTAGATATGCTATGCCTCCTGATATTCCAGATAAGTTGATTCATGCGAAAATGAGACAACTTATTAAAAATGGGCTTGTGGATGGTTGTCCGTGTGGGTGTCGAGGCGATTTCGAGATTACGGAAAAGGGAGTTGAATTTATTAACCAGAGCAAGAAAGAGGGGGTTTCTCATGAATCCTAAGCAGCGAGGTCGGCCAAGAAAGAATTATTCTGAAACCATAGAGCCTTCTGGTTCCGCTGGGCATCTAGGGAAAAATGATCCCCGGCTTTGTCCGCTTCTGGAGTGCGGTGGGGAAAGTCGAGTCTTGAATACCAAGAGTAACGTGAGCAATGGAGTCGTCCAGTATCGGATATGCCTTCAATGCTCATACCGATTTCAGACGGTGGTAATTCGGGAATCGGAAAGAGAAAAAGTCTATCGGAGCAGATGAATAATCTTACCATCCATAGTAAAACAAATCCTATATCTTACTGTAGTTAGTAAATAAAGCTCGCCTTTGGTTGACATTTCGCAATTCATGATATTGTTGCCCGCATGTTTGCAAGACTTGCGTGGGCATTGGGTGACAGGCTGACGCGCTTCGCTTCGAGTCGGGGCTGGAGTGTGTTAGATGATCGGTGGTATTCCAATGTTCCTATTCAGACATTAGCCGGGATTGATATTACTCCAGAAAATGCGATGCAGTGTATTGCGGTTTATGCCTGCAATCGGGTTCTTGCTTCTTCGATTGCCTCCTGCCCGTTGGACTTCTATGAACGAACTTCAAGTGGCCGCCGAAAAGTAGAAGATGATTGGAGGCACAGCCGGGTTCACAATCGCCCGAATTCACTTCAATCTCCTGGGGAATTCAAAGAATATATTGTGCTTTCTCTCGGACTGCGAGGGAACGCTTATATTCTGAAAGAACCTACCGACCGATGGGCACTAGATACCGCGCTGGTCCCCATTCACCCGGATCGAGTAAAAGTTAAACTTAACGAATCGGGCCAAAAGATATTTCAAATCAGAACTGAACAGGGAGGATGGATTGAGAAGAATACAGAAACAGTTATCCATATCAAGAATTTATCCACGGATGGATTAACTGGGTTATCCCCGGTTCGGCAAGCGATGGAATCGATTGGGTTATCAGTGGCTGCTGAGCAGACGGGGGCTTCGTTTTTTGGTAATGCGATGCGCCCCGGTGGATACATCAAAACTCCCTATCAGATGAACAATAAGCAGAAGCGGGATTTGGCCAAGCAATGGAATGCGGCCTATAGTGGGACTAAGAATACCGGACGAACGCCTATTCTTGAATATGGTGAGGAGTATGTCCCATTCAAAATCAGTCCAGAGGAAGCGCAATTTCTGGAAACCCGCAAATTCCAGATTGATGAAATCTGTAGGCTTTATGGAGTTCCTCCGCATAAAATTGCTCAACTAGATCGATCCACGAATAATAACATTGAACATCAGGGGATGGAGTTTCATACCGATACGCTGCTTGCGATTTTCACAAAAATCGAAGAGGCATTGTCTTTTGGCCTGATTTCTGATGAGGATCGGGACCGGCTTTATTTTGAATTCAATGCGGATGTATTTCTGCGCGGGGATATCGGGAGTCGGTATAGCGCGTATGCCACGGGCCGCCAATGGGGCTGGCTGGCCACGAATGATATTTTGAAGCGAGAGAATCTTAGCCCTGTAGAGGATGGGGATGATGACCACTTGATTCCTCAGAACATGGTTTTGCGCAGGGACCTGCTCAGTGGGAAGGTTCTTCCGGGCGCGGTGCAGAATCGAAGGAAAGAGGATATGCCGGATTCCCAGCGCGGTATGCCCGTGATTGGCGGGAACGGAAACGGGAAAGGGCGAGGTATGGAAAATGACGACGATCAATGATAAGCCGACGTGGTTCAGGATTCCATCAAGTGAGTTTATTGCAAATCGGATAGACAAAGAGACTCGAATGATTAAGGGCTTAAATGTTCTACAGCGCGGCGAAGCGGTGGGGCATGGAATCTGGTTAGATTCTGATTTCCTGGATACTGTTGCGAAGATGGGGAACCAGATCAAGATTGGAGTCAAGAGCCGCTTTTCTCATCCGGGATTGTCTGGGGATGGGCTGGGTAAATTTGTAGGCAGGGCCAAGCTGTTTGAATCGGATGGGAATAAGGTGGTCTCAGAGTTTCGATTTTCGCAAGCCGCGAGTAAATCTCCAGAGGGTGATTTACCGGCCTATTTATTAGCGTTGGCTGAGGAGGACCCGCGAGCATTGGGGATGTCGCTTGTTTTTTCGAGGGACATGGAGGCGGAAGCGATGTTCAATGCAAAACATTCCAAGTATGACAAAGAGCAGGATCGAAAAGTTTTTCATTCCCCCGATGAACTGAATACAACGAATATTCCTCACGCGAAGATCAAGGCGCTGCATGGTGTAGATTTCGTCGATGAGGGCGCGGCGACCGCAGATGGTCTCTTCAGCTTTTCTGAGGGGTCTGAGCTGGCGGCAAGGGCCGATGCGTTTTTATCTTACGTGTTTGGGCTAACAGAGATTGAACCCCCCCTATTGATCGGTGGGCCTCATCCAGAGCGAGCAAAAAGTTTCGTGAATCAATTTTTATCACGAAATCATCTACAGGTAGTGGGCGCGCTACCGGAAGAATCGAAACCCGTGGATGAACAGGAAATCATTGAATCTTTACTGGAGGATCATTCCAGAGAGTTTGAGAAAATAAAAACAGACCTGGAAATTCTTAAGGACCAGGTCTGGAGAATAAAGAAATCACAAGAAAGGAAAGCGCAATGAATGCAATAGAGTTGCGGCAATTAGCAAAGAAGAAAGCCGATGAGAGGGATACTCTCCTCGGCAAAGAGGGGCTTCTGTCTGTGGAAGATAAGACTTTGATTGAGAGTCTTGAGACAGAAGTCAATGAATACCTTCAGCGGGCTATTAAGTTAGAGGAGGCAGGAACCAACAAAAGTGCGGGGACTGTTCTGCCCTTCGGGGGTTCTCGGATTGAAGTCGGAAGGGACCTTGAGGCAGAGAAGCCGTTTGCCTCTCTTGGTGAGCAGATGCTGGCCTGCCTTGAAGTGCAGAGGAATAACGGTTCGATTGTGGATAAGCGATTATTGCATATCAATCGAACACAGTTCGCTACGGGGGCAAGCGAAAGCGTTCCCGCCGACGGGGGATTCTTAGTGCAGAAAGACTTCGCCTCGGAGATATACAAAAATATCACTTCTGGCGGCGAAGTTCTTTCTCGCGTGAACAAGAAAACGATTTCCGGGAATGCCAATGGAATGATACTGAATGCAATCAATGAAACAGATCGGGCTAACGGTTCCCGTTGGGGTGGAGTGCGGGCTTATTGGGCCAACGAGGCGGCAAGCGTAACAGCTTCAAAGCCCACATTCCGACGCATGGAGATGACGCTCAACAAGGTGTTTGCGTTGTACTATGCGACGGATGAAGTGCTGGCCGACGCCGGTATGTTGGGGCAAGAAGCAACAGAAGCGTTTGAGGGTGAGCTTCGATTCAAGGTTGAGGACGCGATCATCAATGGAGATGGTGCGGGGAAACCCCTGGGGACATTATCTTCTTCGGCCCTAGTTTCGGTAACAAAGGAAACTGGTCAGGCTGCCGCAACGGTTAAGTACGAGAATATAGTTAAGATGTATTCTCGGCTTTATGCTCCTTTCCGAAATAACGCGGTTTGGTTTATCAATCAGGAGGTTGAACCCCAACTGGAATTGATGAGCCTGACTGTTGGAACGGGTGGCGGACCGGTGATGCTTCCTCCAGGTGGGGCTTCGGCGGCTCCTTATGCAACGATTAAGGGGAAGCCGGTGATTCCGATTGAGTTTTGTGCGGCTCTAGGAACTGTTGGGGATATCATCTTTGTTGATCTATCCCAATACAAGCTGATTGAAAAAGGGGGCATTCAATCGGCTTTCAGTATCCACGTGCAATTCATCTATGATGAGCTGGTATTTCGTTTCATCTGGCGGGTGGATGGTCAACCCCTTTGGGCCAGCGTGCTGACTCCGTTTAAGGGTACATCAAGCACGCTGTCTCCGTATGTTGCGCTGGCCACCAGGGCGTAGTGAATGAACGTGAAAATCCAAAGAAAGGAATAAAACCATGAAGGGTTTTAACGTAGCAGAATTAGGACACGTAGTGAATATCCTTCCTCCGGTGGATATCGGAGGAGTGGCTAAGGTGTCGGATTATTTCTCGCTGAAGAATTATGCTCATGTGGATATTATTATTACGTGTGGCGTAACTGGGAATGCGGCGACGATTACGGTTGAGGAATCCGATGACGCGAGCGGATCAAGCGCCACGGCGATTGCCTTCGACTATTATCAAGAAACGACGGCAGCCGGGGATACTCTTGCGGCGCGAGCAGCGGCCACTACTGCGGGGATTTCAACGGGGACTAATGATAGCACAACGATTGTGATATCTATTGACGCGCAGAAGTTAACTGACGGATATCCTTATCTGGTTGTGAAGGCAACCAACGCGGCGGCTAACCTGATTAGTATGGTCGCGATTCTGTCCGGTTCGAGATATGCGAGCGGGATTACTCCTACAGCAATCACTTAGGAGTTGTGATGTGGATAATTTCAAGCGAGCCTGGTCTGGTGTGCTGGGCCAGGCTCTTAATTCAAATGGAGGTTAAACCCAATGAGCGGTAAATGGATCAAGATAGCTTTAGCGGTGCTTGCTCTGGTGGGAGTAGGTGTCTTTGCCTGGGCGCAGATTGCGAATGTTACTTCTAGCTGGTCGGGGGGCGACCTTATTTTCTCGGATGTGGCCACCGGTAATACGGTCATGCAGATCAAGCAGGAAGGGATTGAGATCGGAGCCGGGACCGAGACAGTGACAATGAGCGGCGGTGATGATCTATACGTTGAGGGCACAAGTGAATTTGACGGGGCAATGCGAATCGATGGTGCGGCCACGTTGACTTCTACTCTAGCGGTAACCGGGGCATTTAGTCCAGCCGGAGATATTACGCTGGATGATGGAGTGACGCATAGTCCATCATTGATATTCAAGGACGCAACGGATTCGACTTTCACGTTTCAAAAACAGAATGATGGATTTCTGACGGGGACTCCGACTGAGGCCACGAAGGGGTTTAATTTACTGACTGGAAATCTGAAAGTTGGAAATGGGACTCCTGGAGTCACGCAAGACGGCGAAGATGGATATGTTGAGGGAACTTTCGAGGTGGATGGATTGAGTACTCTTGGTGCTCTGACGCTTGGAGATGTTCTTACATTCTCAGATGGAGGAACTATTGATAACACAAGCGCAACGGTATTAACGATTACAGAAACTACAATCGCGCTTGCAGGCGCAGTAACGGCCAATTCAAACTTAACGGGAGATGGTTCCTCGGTTCTCTACGGGTTTACATCGAGCGTCACGGATGCTACAACTGCGATAACTTTAGCTGCTGCGGACAGTGGAAAGGTTTACGCGACGGGGGATACGTCGAGTACATTCACACTTCCAACAAGCGCGTCGGGGTTGGTGTATACCGTGAGTATCACATCAGCTACGACTCACTACATTGATTGTGCCGCTGGGGATCGGATTGCCGGGACTAATGTGGATGGCGATAGATTGGCCGCTGATGCCATAGGCGAATATATTCAACTGACGGGACGTGGGACTAGTGGAACTATCAATTGGATAGTTACCGGGATGTTTGGAACCTGGACCGATTCAGATTAGGAGGCTTCAAGATGAAGCGGTTGTTGATAGCGTTGCTTCTGGTGTTTCTTTGTGGTGCTTCTCAGGCCGCAGGGACAATCACAATTACGTATAGTGAAGTCAATACAGTCAAGGCGGTTGTTTTTTCTTGGGTGTCTGACGCGACAGGAGATGCGGCTGGAACGACCAAGATTTTATCTGGGCAGGTTCTCCGATTGGTAGCCAATCCATCGGAGTCAGCTACACCAACTGATAACTATGATGTGGTGATTACAGATACCGATGGGATGGATGTTACTGTGGGTTTAGGAACCAACTTGGATGAAACCGTTGAAACTCAAACGGTTCCCTGTGTTACCAATGGGACTGCTGGCAACATGGCCCCGGTTGCGTTTAATTCGACGTTGACCTGCACCGTGAGCGCGGCGGGTGATACGAAATCTGGAACGATTACGATTTATTATCGCTGATATTCCCCCAGAGTGGGCGAGGTCCTTTTTCTCCTTCCTCGCCCACTCACTCCTGAAAGGAAATCCCATGTGGAAGAAAATTGCGATTGTTGAAGCGGTACTGATTTTATTGACTCTGGGCTTTATCTACTCAGGCTATCAGGCTGAGCAGTACGCCTGGGCACAGGCGGGGATTACGGACCAGCGGGCCATTGCATTCACGAATCAATCAGTTCGTACTACAGCGGAAAAGTTCCGGGCATTGAAGTACGAAGTTGATTCAATCCTGGTTGTCTGGAATAACGGAATGAATTCACTCATTCCAAACACGACAGCGGTTCTGGAAGATGGAAGGACGGCAACTGAGGGTGTGAACTCTCTAACTGGAGCGCAGATCAATGCGTTTATGACTGTCCTCACGACCTACCAGACCTTTATGAATCAGGCCGGGAATGAACTCACCGTGGCTCGGCCTTGTGTGCGAACACTGGAGGTGACTCGGTAGTGCGTCGAGTTCTGTTGTGCGCGTTGCTTCTATTCTCCCTGACCGGATGGTCCGCCATAACGGAACGATACGTCACGGCGGCGGCTCCTGGCGGCGGGGATGGAACGAGCGGGAATCCCTGGACGCTGACTGAAGCCCTGGCAAATATGGTCGCCGGGGATCGAATCAACGTGAAATCCGATGGAATCTATACGCGCACCGGAACGGATACACCAACAGCCGATGGCTCAGCCTCTTCCCCGATTATCATTCGAGGCTACCACACAACCATTGACTCGGCATCCGGGGACTTGGATACTGTGGGCAGAAGTGCGGCTTATCAAAAGCTGACGACGACAAATTTCCCGGTGATTGCTTATGATTCCACGTTTGGAATGAACGCTTCCGGTGCGGACTATGTGCTCATTCCAAA